ACAGGACTTGATTCACAGAACTATGGTTACAAGTTTGGACAAGAAGAAGAGACATACAACATCGTTGCAGCCCATGGCTACTTCGGTCGTCTCATCTTCCAATACGCAAGTTTCAACAACTCTCGTAGTCTTCACTTCTTTCTTGCTTCTTGGCCTGTTATCTGCGTATGGCTTACCTCTATGGGTATATGCACCATGGCCTTCAACTTGAATGGTTTTAACTTCAACCAATCAGTAGTTGATGCTTCAGGCAAGGTGGTACCAACATGGGGTGATGTTCTTAATCGCGCTAACCTCGGAATGGAAGTTATGCATGAGCGTAACGCTCACAATTTCCCATTAGACTTAGCTTCGGCTGAATCTAGTAAAATAGCTTTAACTGCTCCAACAGTGGGCTAACCGAGACATTATTGCCCCGCTTTGCGGGGCTCAACCCTATGGCAATACTTCCTCCTCGTCGATCTGCTTTTCAAGAGGCTGATCAAGCAGCTTCTTTCAGCATGAATAAAGAGGCATTAGCTCTAAACAATCAACCTGGGGAAGGTAGCACTTACCAGCAAAATATAGTACAACAACAGGGAATACAAGGCGCTTATCAAAACCATCAAACAGCTAAGAATCAATACGCTGTCAGCATGATTCAAGAAGCCAGTAAATTAGCCCAAGCAAATAGTACTCAAGCGAACTTGGCTGATAATCTTGCTTTATACGCAAAGACTCTGACACAAGAACAATCAGGTGTCCAAGGTGTAGCTCCAGCTTTTGAATTATCTAATTTTATTAAAGCTCACGGACCAGAAGTTTTAGATCCACTTTTCTACTAAAACCAGTATTGTGATTTAAAAGGATTTCATGGAAATGAGACCTGCTGGTAAACAAGATGTCTACGAAATACTGGCAGGCGAAGAAGCTATACCTGAAAATACGAGTCTTAATGAGTTCTTAGATTTATATGATATTTTGGTCTCTAAAGGTTTTAGTGAGCAATTAGCCGAAAAAACTGCTATAGACATGATGGAGGGTAAAGAGCCAAAAGCTAAACCTTCTGTACGTTTTGCCAAGATTTATGGTAGTCCATCCCCAAACTTTGGATCGAGCAGCTACTCTGATCTCTCAGCTTGAAGGAGTCGAGACAGAAGCATACGTTGACCCTGCTGGTCATACAACAATCTGTACGGGATTAACTCGCTATGAGAATGGTGAACCTGTTAGACAAGGTGATATATGTAGTGAAAGAATATGTCATGAACACACAAAATCATTGATTGCAAAGGATTGTGTTCCTTTACTAGAGAAAATCCCTAGCTGGAGCCGATTCGGGAGTAGGAGACAAGCTGCATTATTGAGTTTTGCTTGGAATAATGGTTTTGCCTTCTATGAACAGGATGATTTCAAGGATATTGCCGAATTACTGAAAGCAGGAAGCATTAATCCTAGTATTTACAGCCAAGTTGGGGCTGAAATGTTGAATTATACGCAAATAAAAGGTCGAGAATCTCCTGCGTTAACCTCTCGAAGATTATTAGAGAAAGAAATATGGGATCGTGAAGCTAATTGTTGCTTAACACTGCGGAATATTGTCGATACTTACCTGAAGAAGGCACCCATAGACTCATTAGCGTTATCAGATAGCGGAAAAATTAGATTTGAAGAAGGAGAAGAGATATCTTGCTCTGATATTCAAGAAATTCCAAATAGTACTCATAATTGGATTTCATTAAATCCAAATGGTGAAAGATGGGTAATTGATTGGAGTGATTGGGAGGTCGTCATGGATGATATAGAACATAAATCGCATGAGTCTTACGAAGATTGGTTTAATTTGAATTGTTTTGTTGGAAAGTATTTAACTGTTGGAGAATTATTGCAATACGACTTAAGGCGAATACCAGATCAAGGTAGTCAGGAGGAAAAGAATTTAATTCTCTTAGCTAGAGAGTTTAGCGCTGTGAGAGAGGGCTGGGGAGGCTCTATAGGCGTCTGTGGAGGCTTTAGACCTGAGCCTATCAACCGAGAGATTGGAGGCGACCCAGACGATCCTTATAGCCATGGCAAAGCCTTAGATATTTACCCCTGTGGTGATGAGGTTAGTCATCTATTTAATTGGCTCAGACATCGATGGAGTGGAAGCCTTATAGATTACAGCGAGAAAGGATATATTCGATTAGATATGTCTGATATTGGTATTGGTCCTGCGCGTTTCTTAGGTCTTAGATAACCTTGATAGACATTGCTCCACTGTTGAACTGAACTGTATCACCTTGCTGTACATCAACGTTTGTAGTCAGTTGACCAGATGCTAGGAAATTACCAGTTGTAGCTGAATCCCAAATACCGAAGTGGGTTAAAGTTGTTGGACTTGTATTTTGAGCACTAGTTGTTATTTGAGAAACAACAGCGTTCGTAATCTCATATCCACCACCACCAGCGGGACTAACTGAACTAAAAGTAGAACTGGCAATCGCTGTTCTTGTAGCAGAACCTTTGATAGTACTTGTTACATCATTATTCGTCCCTGCTGTTCCTGGGTCTGCAGTGTGGACAGTGACGTAGACGTTAGTAAGAGCAGAAGGAAAAGTAGAACTTTTCATCCAACTTAAAACCTTAGTCGCCAAATATTGAGAAAATGCCATACGTGTGTCGGAATTACTTGTCTAGAAATGGATTGGGTTTATGGGCCGTAGCCACCACCTGGGGTCGTAACAGTTAGCGTAGCAGTGTTGGAACTTGTTCCCGATGCGGTTCCGTTAACCCTCCAATACATCTTAAGTCTGCCGTAAGGAGACATTCTTAATTCTATTGTGCCTCGGCTATTTATGGTAATGTAACCAGAATTTTCGCTCATATTCGAAGAATGACCTTCTAGTTCCTTCAAGGTATTTTTCGGTGTAAGAGTTAATGAATTATCACAGGTACCAAACGCCTCTCCAAAAATCTTAATCAGAGCAATTCTGAGACTTGTCGTCAATGATCCAGTTGCTTGACCATAGATCAAGACGTAGCGCATGACTTGCAAGCTGACATTAAAAGGAAGTGCTTGCCATTGAGAATTACTGATTGTAAAGTAATATTCTCCTTGAGGTAGTTGTAATTGTCCTTCTAAAATATCTGTATTTAAAATTTCGTTTTTATATCCAAAGCCATCTAGATTTCTTTGGATCTGTTTACCATTTCCATCTAGTAGCCCAATGGAAATATATTGATCTTTGTATTTCTGGATGGAATGCTTTGTAACCCTTAAATCTGACTCGCCATCTGTCGTGACTTTGAAGTAAAGAGTATATGCACCAACCTCCCCTCCAACGTCTCCTGTAACAGTGGTATTTAAATTGACAATACGACCAAAATCTTTAGCTTTAGACAGGGAATTATATTTGACATGCTGCTTCCTTAAAAAAGACGCAGAACTCTTCTCGCTTCCACCATAAGCTCCTGTTAACTTATTGATTGAACTGCTAACAGAAGTCAAATACGAGCAAAAAACAGTACTCGACTTTATTTTAGGTAAAAATTAAAGCCAGGTGCTTTTGCACGACAGCTGATCGCACAAAAATCGTTTTCTGTCTTTAGGAAACTACAAAAACCAAAGACTCCTGGCATATTGGCCTCTGACGTAGTTCTTCTTCGAGGCTTACGTATATTATCTAGCTTTGAGCTTATTTTTCATCATTTTTGGAATATAGGGATTAATAATATCAATCAAGATTGGCATAGAATCTTTTCTTATGCTGATTTCAAGAATGGTTGTTTGGTTCGAGTGGAGAACAGCAGGAATATCAAATGTTCTTAGCCAATTAGTAATATTTCGATATTCTTCTTCCGTGTATTTACCTCTAATGGAACCTCTTTTCCCTACGAACCGACCTTGATCGATCCACAGAGATGCCATACCTTTTTCTCCGACAATATCTAACACTGTTGGAGATATGCAAGATTTATCTCTAGGACAAAGGATTTCATAAGCTCTCCATAAGCCTTGACCGTGAAATCGAATACGTTCTTTATCGTAAAAGCCATTTGTAGGTAATCGATCCTTGAATAGGTCGATTGGTCCTTCGTGATACGTCTTTAATTGTTTGAGTTGGTAGTTCAGATAATCTCTTTCTGTTTCCAACCTAGAAAGTTCAAGCCAAGGTCTTTTTCTTCTCCCCTTCAGTGATAAGACTCCTTTGCCCAAGCTGTAACTCAGTACGTGCGTTACTAATTGAGCCGACATCCCATTGTTCTCCAGAGAATAGGTGTTTACGAGTTTTAGGAGCGTAATCTAAAAGTGCTGTCTGAATCTTCTTGGTTTCTTCTGGATTAAATCGTAATCGAGGTTTGACATAATTGCTATCAATTTCTGCTGTAGCCCCTGTTAACACTGATAGCCATTGAGAGAAAATAATCGCTTCTTCTAACATGGATCCGACTCTTGCGAGAATAGAAGATCCATCTCCTTGTAATCTTGCTCCTTCAGCCCACGTCCAAGCAGCAGCTTTAGCACCTAATAAATCCAAGGCCGTATGAGTGATTTGCCGTTCTCCTACGGGGTATAGCAAGTTATAAACTGGCCTTAATTTATTAGTAGAAACTCTAAAACGAAGAATAGATGTCGTTTTACCATTAGATCGCGGAGTAGTCTTATAGGGAACAATTTGAGCTTTTGTTTTGATAAATTGCTTAAATTCGTCTACTTTTTCTTCGAGAAAAGCTGATTCCGAAGATCCTGCCGTTAACGTCAGTTGAATATATCCTCCTCCAGGAGTGCGATATGGAACAAGGCTGCCGTCAGAAATTAAAAGTCCGAGCAATCCTCGAACGTCAATAACATCCAAAGTTTTTCCCTATACGTATTCTTTATAGTAGTTAATAGCACGACGGATGTCGTGTTTTTGTTCACTATAAGTTTTCGGAGTTAGAGATCCCAGATGTGGATTGACAATGATTTCCCAAAACTGTTAGGAGCCGAGCTTTATAGGCCCCATCCCGGTTATATCATCGAGATGGCTGTAGAGCCTGTAGTGGTACACGACTTCGCTAAACAGCCGGGCCAAACGGTCCAGCTAGATAGGTATCGCTTCTGGGGAAATCCTGGTAATAAGGATTCCAGAGAGCGTACAGCGGATCAGACACTAGGTACAGCTTCTAGCAGAAATATCGTTAAGGACAAAGTACTTGTATCTCTAAAAGAGTATACAGGTCCTGCAGATCCTACCGATGCAACTTCTCCTTCAACCTTTAAGGTTGCTCGTGAGACATTGCTTACAGCACAGCGTCTTTTATTAGACACTGGTAACCTCAACGTTTTTCATCAGAGCGTAGGTTCACTTACGCTTTTGGATGATTACAGACGTTGGAGAGACAGAGTCTTCGCTGACGAGCTATTCAAGGCTGAAGCAAACGGTAACTCTTCCGCTAGTGAAGGTGGTTACTACTATCCAGGTGGTGATGCAAAAGCTGCAGCAGCACCTTTCTTTACATACGCTGCTGGTACATCAGCAAAGTTTGATGTAAAGACTGACCTACTTCAGGTTGTTAAGGACATGCGTAAGCGCAACGTCCCAACATTCTCTGATGGGTACTACAGATGTATTGCTGATCCAACAGCAATGATGCATCTCAGACAGAACGACGCATTTAGAGAGATTGCTCGTTATGCAGGAAACGGCATGGTTAATCCTATGTCTCCTGAGCAAGCACCTAATGCCAACTTCTTCCAAGGTATGGGTCCAGCTTATGGACAAGCTGGTTTCGTAGCCGGTCAACCGGTTATGCCAACCGGATTTTTGTTTGAGGGCGTAAGATGGTTCGAATCAACCAACTTGCCTGAGAAATCCATAAGTGCAAGCATCGCTGACGCCCCTGGTGGTGCTGGTGCTGCTACATACACAGCTGCTCCAATGTTGTTCTTCGGACCACAAGCAGTTGGTGTTGGTATTGGAGGCAACAATGCCCAGATCTTATTAAACAATAATGATGACTTTTCCCGCTTCATCATTATGATTTGGTCCTTGTTTGCTGGTTTTGAAATCCTTAATAAGGACTTCATAACTGTTGCTTACTCATTCGTATATTGAGGAGGTAACTAACAATGGCAAAACGTATTTATCCCGGTAACTGGGTTACTCAACTCAGTAGTTATCAAGGTCAGCCAGTTGTGGCTGTCCCAGGTCGTCAGTATTTCCAGAAAGTTGGATATGCATTAGTTGACGGCACAGGTGGCACAGAATTTGCTGTGACCATTCCTAGTCCTGATATGAGACAGGACGATAAGGTTCGTGCAAATATCACTAACCTTGTTCTCCCCGCAGGTGCAAGCGTCTACAACGTTGGTATTCGTGTGCCTGACGTGAGGAAGGACAAAGCAGTTGGTGATGCTACTTCTGGACTTGTTGGTACTAACACTGACACCATTGCACTTAAGCCTGCAGCTGGTGATGCTGCTGACACAATCAGCACAACAGTAGTTTCTACTCCAACAGTCGCAGTTGCTCTGGCAACTATTGCTCCTACATCTGCACAAAAAAGTGTAGTTACAGCGGCAATTTTGGCTGGATCAGAGACTCTTAAGGTCTACGTTCGCAACGCAGCCGGCAATGCAGCAGGTAGTAATCTATCTTCTACTGCAGCTGGTGGTACTCCAATCATCGTTGAAGTTTCATACTTCGTTGATGATGATGTTCCAGATGTTGAGTCAACATTCATTCCTTATATAACTGAGACCTAAACCAGGTTTCTCACTACAATATGGGCATCTCAAAAGGATGCCCTTTTTTATTGACATGTCGCTGTATCAAAATCAAAAAAATGGACAGATTGTAGAGTTTATTGGCCACCATGATAAAGATTGGGCGATGGTCAAAAATTCTGCAGGAGTTGTTCAGTACGTCGCTTTAGATGATCTCGTTTCCTACGAACCCAACAAAGGTAGGACAGGAGAAAAAATAGAACCTCAATCTGCTGAAAAATCAAAGGACGAGGACAAGATCCCTGAGACTGCAATTCCAGTTGACACTAGATTAAACATTAATCTTGCCACTGCTGAAGGTATTGCCAAGTCTGTCAAAGGTATTGGATATGCCACAGCAAAGAAAATTCTCGAGCTTAGGATGTCTCTTCCGGGGGAGAAATTCAAGAATCTTGATCAACTAAGGAAGATAAGCAGAGTGGATTGGGATCAAGTTATAAAGGATGATCTAATCTACGTTGCTTAGAATAGAACGAAAGGCTTTTAATTAGCGATTGGAATTAAACGATTACGATAAGAGCCGTTGCAGATTTCATCTCGGCTACAACGTCGGTGCTAATTTACCGGCTGGAGATATAGCTCGCCTTGAAGAGGCGATGGCTCGTATCCCAGACAGTTATTTTTACACTCGTGTTGTTGAACATTTAACTCGTTGCGATAAAGCTTATAAGCTTTCTCAAGTCTTCAGAGTTGAAACTCAGCCCCAGCCAAGTCGAATAGAACGGATTACAGGTGACACAGATCGTGCCATCTATCAATCTGATCCTATTAAGGCTGACAAGGATTACAGGGAAATCTACTTAAGAGAAGTAGATCGAATGGCAGAAACTTTATATGTTGCTAACTATCGCAGAGATGAGGTTCGTCGATACGCGTTCGACAGATCTGGAGGAGAGTTTATTATGTCTGTAAAAGGTCCAGCAGATACTGCTGTTGGCACAAGAATAGCTCAAGCTGTCGGATCACAAAACTGGAGGTAACTCATGGCTAAAAAAGCATCAAATAAAGGTCAAGGATATCCTGGACAATTTCCAGAATATACAGCAACTAATGTCAACAACTCTGTAGGCAGTTTTCCTGGACAGAAATGGGAACCTGTTGTATTAAATCAGAAAGGTAGGGGGAAGAATGAGAAAGCTAAAGAAATGGGGATGAATGCTGGAATGAAACCGCATGATTTTGGCAAAGGTGTCAACGAACCTTCTCCTGATGCTTTTGCTCAGATAGGAAGTGATATGACAAAAGCTCCTTATTCTCGGACTGATAAAACACTAAATAGATCAGGTAATGTCAACACTTTTTTAAGTGCAGTCAAAGCAGAATTCAATGACCAAAGCAAAGCTACTGCCTCTACAAAAGATTACAAGCTTGGAGCTCAAGTCTCTGCTTTCGGTGTGAATCCTGCAAGAAACGCAAGCGAAGTTGGTTTTGCGGTAGGTAATGATCCATTGAGAGCAGGATTTAACAGGACAACTGCTATGGGAGTTGTTCCTAACAGAAATCAAAAGCCAGCATCAACAGACATTGATGTATTTAGCAATCCAACAAGTGCTCAAGTAAACGTCAACAGCGCAGGGGTTCAAATGGCTCAGAATAGTAATCCCGGAACTAGTCCTAACCCTGCTGACAGAAGTCAATTAGCAGGAGAAGGAGGATTAAAAGTTCAGGCTACTCCTAACTTCACTGATTCCTTTGTAGCAAATGTGAGTCAGCAACTCAGTTAATATGAGCACTCCTCAATTTAAAGGCTTTGACAAGCCTAAGATGAAGGGTTCATATTTCGATCCTCCTCCTGTTCCGTTGTTTTCTGGTCAACCAACAAGTCCTCGAAGTAATGAATCTCGAGGATTAAATACTGCACTAGGATTAATGCAGAGTGGACCTCAGCGAGACATTCCGGCTGGGGAACCAGGAAGTCATCAAGGATGGGCTCCTGCTGGTCCAGGAATGTAGGCATAGAAAGCCTATAAAATTAATTAAGACGAGGTTTTAAATGGCAACCAGCAGTTCAAACAAGATGCCGCTTTTGGTCGACAGACCATTGCATTCGTTCGCAACACTTGGTGCGACAGCGGCTTTAAGCACAGCGACTAATCTAAATACTCCAGCTTCTGCAGGATGTATCTTGCTAATCGACTGTTCCGCTAATGACGGAGCCGTGATTGATAGCTTATCAATTATTTGCAATGAAGCGACGACAACAACTTCCAATGTCATAGCATTTTTAAGTACGGCTACGACAGCAGCAAATATCACAACAGCGAACACTGTTGCAGTTGCGACGGGTACTATTGGATCTACCGCTATGGGGGATCGAACCAATATCTCCTTACCTCCTTTGACAGTACCAGTGCCTAACCTCGGAGGAACGACTGGTGCTAGCGAAACAGATAAGAAAAATACTGGGTTATATGTTCCATCAGGAGCGTTGTTATATGTCGGATTAGATGTTGTATTAAGTACTCCTAGTGCTGCAACTGTTGTTCACGTTTTAGCTCAAGGAGGGTTCTTTTAATGTCGTCTGCCGCTAGTACATCTTCTTTTTTAGATAATCTCTATCAATCCAAGTTTGGTCGAGCACCTGATGCTGGCGGTAAAGCTTATTGGGCTGAAGCATTAAATTCAGGAGACATAACCCCTGAGCAAGTATCTAAAAGTTTTGATGCTTCTCAAGAAGCAAAGGATAGAGCAGCTAAAAATATTGCGCCTGGGGTAAAAGATACTTCTAGTTTTCAAAAAGCAGCAGCAGCAGTTGCAGCAGCTTCACCGTCTCCTGCTCCGGCTCCAGCACCTGCTCCAGCACCTGCTCCAGCACCTGCTCCAGCACCTTCCCCTTCTCCTTCTCCTTCACCTTCGCCTTCACCTTCACCTTCACCTTCACCTTCTCAAAGTACACAAGCACAAGTAGAAGACTTATATAAATCAATATTGCATCGTGGATCAGACGAGGGTGGAAGTAAATATTGGACAGAAGAAATTGAATCGGGTAGACAAACGCTTGACCAAGTTCGAGGACACATAGAGGCTAGTGCTGAAGGACAAAAAGTCGACGATAATTTAAATTTCCTAGAGAACCTTTACAAATCTGATCTAGACAGAACTGAATCTCCTGACGCAGACGTAACTGATAGTGTCTTAGATACTGGTGGAAAAGAATATTGGATGAAAGCACTGGCTACAGGTTCTAGCCAAGAGGATGTAGCGAGAGCCGTTCGTCATTCCAGTGAGTTTGAAGACGTTGCTACTGATTGGATTAAAGATACTTACACTGATGTCCTTGGACGTGACTACGGCTATAAAGGCGAAGTCAACGATTCAGGAGATGGTGATCATCGGATGGATGACGAGGCAGGAGAGATCAGTGGAATGGATTATTGGCTTAACCACTTAAGAAGTGGAGACAGCCGTGACGACGTCAGAAATATGATTGCCAATACGGACGAAGGTTGGATACAGCAAATGTACAACGAACACTTGGATCGTAGTGCAGGAGCAGAAGGGAGAACCTACTGGGGCGACGATTTAAAAGGAGGCGCCACAAGAGAGGAAGTCCTAGCCAACATTAAACGTTCCGCAGAGTATCAATGTAAGAGCTCTGGAGGAGCTTGGAACGGCGCAAGTAGAAGTTGTGGAACTCAACCAACCCCTTGCCCTGAAGGTCAAACAAGAGACTCTTCAGGTAGTTGTCAACCGAATACGACACCTTGTCCTTCAGGACAGACAAGAAATTCCTCTGGTGCATGTATTCCTGACAACAGTCCTTGTCCTTCAGACCCACCACAAAGTCGTAATTCAGCAGGTGTGTGTGTCCCTGACAGCAGTCCTTGTCCTTCAGGGCAGACAAAAGATGCTAATGGTAATTGCATCAACACTAATATCACTTGTGGCGCTGGTCAAAAATTAAACGCAGCAGGGACAGGTTGTATTCCCGATAATCCTGATCCTATTGTTTGTGGGGCTGGTCAAAAAGCTAATGCTAACGGGACGGGTTGTGTCCCTGACAATAGCGGAGGCGATACCTCTCCTACAGGCTCAGGCCCCGGTGGAGCAGGAACTTGGTCTGGACCGGGAGACGACTCTACACCGATAGATGATCCTTCAGGTGCTTACTCGAAAGATAATCCAACTCAGTCTTACGACAATAAAAGAGCCGAATATCAGCAGTTATATGCACATACGATGCAGGATAAAGCTAATCTAGAAGGTAAAAACTATCAGCAATTACAACGTGAATTACAAGGTTACATTGATGCTCAAAGAGATGATGAAACTTCAAGGTTAAGAAGTGGTATCACTATTGGTGGCAATCAGGCGAGCCAACGTCCAAGTAATTTAAAGAGTGGATCCCCTAGTTATGGCAGCAAGTCCAGTGATAAAGGTTTAATTACTAGTGGACCAAAGTATAAGGATGACAGACCTTACGCTCCTAGAGGAATGAGAAAAGGTTCTCCTACCTCTAGTTCTTACTTTGCAATGGCTGAGAGGTTCTAAAAGTGGGTAAAGGACTGGGGTCGGCTTCCTTAGGTGGTGGCTTTGGTCTTCAGCCGATCACTCGTGGTTTAAGATCTAAGGCTAAAGGTTTATATCCTAATAAAACTTCAGGAGCAGGGGAATACGGGACAATAGTTTTTCCTACTGTCCTAGAAAATTACAATCGCACGACAGACTATAAGCGCTGGCAATTAGGTCAAGCGTATTACTACGGCACAGGTAGATCATGGGATGATATTGCTTTGTATAGTAATACTCGTTTCTCTACAGGAGCCGTTAGTGGTGTATCAAAAGATATTGTCACGATTTTCCCTAGTAAAACCAGTCCTGAAAGGGCGTGGTATGTAGGGTTAAGAACAAGGGGAAGCATAATA